AACCAAAAGACCTGTTAAGGAAGAGAATACTCCTAAGTATGAAGATAAGTGGATGAACCACTATGAATCATTAGGATATACAATGTTAAATTCAGCACCAGCCGGTTCACTTGGTGGAAAAAGGTCAGTATGGACTAAAGAAAATATTTGGAATATTGTTTCTAAGTGTAGTTCTATGACTGAATTTTATAAAGCTACGAATTCAAACTGTATTCAGACGTGTTATCAAATGGGTATATATGATGATATTGTTGATAAATTAAAATCAGAAACCGATGGCAAGTGGTACATAGGAGGATGGACGATTGAAAATGCATTGGAAGAAGCAAAAAAATATACTTTAGTCTCTAAGTTTCAAAAGGCATGTAGCGGTGGATTTAAATGTTTGAACAGAAATGGTTTATTAAAAGTTGCTTTTCCCAAAACATCAAATGAACTAAAAGAAGAATATTACAACAATAAAGAAAATTGTAGAACGGCAGCTTTAGAATGTAAAACTCGTTATGAGTTTTCTAAGAAACATAATCGATTTTATAGAACTGCCTGTAAAAATGATTGGATGGATGAAATATCTAAACATATGGTAAAATCATTATCAAAAACAAAAAATAAAGTAAATCATTCATTTTGGTAAATACGTTCTCGAAAGTTATGGATTTCGTGTCAAAGCAGATTGGGGTAGTGATTATGGAAAAGTTTAATATTTATATATACATTAAAAAATAAGGAAAAATATGAAATTATTTAAAATATTACTGCTCTCATGTATCATGTTCGGATGTGAAGCAGAACAAATCGTTGCACAAGACCTAAGAGAAGAGGTGATTGTTGAAAACCAAGTTTTTAAAGTTTGGTACAATGAAGTAAAAGAACAACCAGTAAAATTGATTTATACATCTACTAATAGACCAAAAAATGTTGATAGAGGTTCAATGAACTTTTATAAAGAATCAGATTATCATACTTCAGACAATGCTGATTATTATGCAAATGTATGGGATAAAGGACATCTTGCTCCAGCAGCAACATATTCGGATTCTAAAGAAAATCTACGACAAACATTTTCGTTTTTAAATTGTGCTCTACAAGACCAATATCTAAACAGAGGTGAGTGGAGATTATTAGAAGAACAAGAAAGAGAATGGGATGATGAACAAAATTTAAGAATTATAGTTGAACTAATTTGGGAAGATGGATATGAAATTCTACCATCAGGTGGACATATTCCAACTCATATGAGTAAAACAATTTACTTTGAAGAAGATGGAACTTGTAGAAAGTTTGTATTTCCAAATTCTTCACCAACACAAGGTTGGGAAGAATATGAGGTAGAGTGTACTAATTAATATTTATACTAAAGAGGAGATTTAATTATGGCTTTCAACTTTCCTGATGGAGCATCAAGTGGACAAACCCATACTGCAAGTAATGGTACGGTTTATCGTTATAATGGAACAACATGGATAGTTGATTCTGCGGCTACTACGACAACTTTTGATTCAAAATATTTAAACACAACAGGTGATGGTGTAGTAAGTGGTTCTGTACTAAGAAATTTAGATGGAACTGGTGTATTAAGTGGTTCAATCGTATCTCAATTACCAAATGGAGTAATTAGTGGTTCAACTCAAATCACAGATGGTAGTAATATCATTAGTGGTTCAAATCAGATAGCAAGTTTAGGATATGTGAGTTCATCAACAGTAGATACGATACAAGTGATGACAACTGCTTCTTATCAAGCAATTACACCAGTTAGTGGTACTTTATATATCATACAAGGATAATAATGGATAGAAGAATTAATACTGCACAAGGCATTAATTTTAATAATGTTTCGGTGGATGGTGTTTATTATAATAACGAACACATCTGGCCAACAGGTAGTGCTTCAACTCCTTGGTCACCAAGTTCCGATATAACAACAGCATTGTGGTTAGATGCATCAGATACAACAAGTTATACATTAAGTGGAACAACTCTTAATACTGTAACTGATAAAGCAGGTAACTTTAGTGTTACTATTGATAGTACACCAACACGAGTATCAAATGATTTAAATAGTTTGAATGTTTGGGATTTTAATGGAAGTGAAAGTTTAATAACGAATTCAGGTCCATGGGCAAGTAGTGGTAATCATTGGGCTATTGGTGTATTTGAATGGCATAATATTGATAGTACAAAAGATTCATTTTGGAGTGCAGATGGTACAAGAACTTATGCACTAAGTGCTCGTGGTTCAAATAGTTGGCTTGGTGAAATAGATTATGATGGTTCAAATACTATCGTTAGTGGTGTTGCTAAAAATGATTTTACAGTAAGTATATCATCAAATACTTGGACACTCGTATCACTTGTATTCAATAAAACAGGTAACCAAATATTTGGTAGATTAAATGGTACACTTAGAACATCTACTCATTCTTATAGTAATTCTATGACTTCAAATGTATCAGATGTTAGAATGATGAGAAATCGTACAGGTAAAAAATTAAATGGTAGAATGGCAGAGTATTTCCATGTAGCAGGAGTTCCTGGTAGTGGTGGTACAAATATAGATGATGTTATAAAAGCAGAAGGATATCTTGCACATAAATGGGGATTAACAAGTTCCCTACCAAGTGACCATACATATAAGAATTCGGCACCTTAATATTTATAGTATAGATGGATTATAAAAAAGTAATAGATAAGTTAGTAAGAGAACTCTCATATAGGGTAGGTATCCCTGATGTAGAAAATAAAGAACACCAATCAATCATGTCTGAAATCCTTTCAGAGTGGGGTGAGTATGATATAAAACAAACTATCTTTGAATTTCTTACTGAAGACCCAAGAAAATTTAAAAATCCAATTCTTAATAGAACCGTTAAGTATAAAGATAAAAATGGTAATGAGAAAGAAGGTATTGTTGGAAATCTATTAACTTCACCAAAAGATTCACCAGGTAGAATAGCTGCAGAAAAAATGTTACCAAAAGATGGTACACCTGAAAGAGATGCAATAAATAAAGAAGTTGGTTCTCAAGGAACTGAGAAAAAAATTGATTCCCCAAAAGGAAATTCAGATGATACTACCGATGATACTCAACCCACACAAGGTAGTGCATTGAAACCTGGTAGTGATTATGCAAAGAAATCTAAAGAACTTGAAGATAGGGTAAAGAAATCTAAAGAAGATAAATCAAGTAGTGATTCTGAAGAAAAACCAGATACATCTACTTTTGAAGTTGGTAGTAAAAGAAGTACTGAAAAGATAATAAAAGTAAATGAAAAGTTATCTGATAACTTAAAATTTATTGAAGAAAATTACGATAAAGTTAGATTGAAAACTGGTGGAGGTTCAAACTCACCATCAGTACAAGATGTTAAGGATTTGAAAGAATTTACTGAAAAACGAATGGTTCAAGATAGAAGAAGAAAAGAGGCACTTGAAAAGGGTGAGGAATTCAATGAAGAACCATATGTACATCCATCTATCATTCAGAGAAATGTTACTGATGATGAAGTTGATACTGCAATGGATTATTTCGAAGAAAAGTTAGAACCATCTGATTTTGGTAAATTGTTAAAAAAATTCTCTGCAGGAGGAGCAGTACCAAGACACTTAACGAAAGTTACTAAACTTAAAAAAGGTGAGGATGGGTATCCAGGTATTGATAAAAACTCACCAGGATATATAAGAGCAAAAAAGATTCTAAAATTATATTTGAAAAATGATTGTAAAAGTCCTGTAACAGGTAATCCATTACCTCTAAGTCATATGGAACCAGACCATAGATTACCATTTACAACTGCAGAATCTGATATTGTAGAATCAGGTAAGTACGAAGGATTATCTCTTAAGGCTAAAAAACCAGCTGATGGAAATTCATTACAAGAGATAATGAAGAAGAGAAAAGATGAACTAAGTGAAAGAGAACAAAATATTGTAAAGGATTTAGAACCATTACAAGCTAAGTATGATGACCCTGATACTAATATGGATTTAATGGCAGGTCCTGTAAATCAATTCAAGAGTGATTTGATAGATAATGATTTATTAAATTCAATTAGAAGAAAGTTAGCAGAGAATCCTGAGGAAAAGAAATTACAGAATGAGTATAAAACCTTAAGAAAAAAATTAATTAGAGAACATCATGCTGATAAAGTTAGTAGAGGAGATAATCCACCATATAACGAATATGGTATCAGAAATGCGGATAGTACTGAAACTAATGCAATGATGAAAGCTCATAATTTTTATCATCCTGATGCCAAAACAATTACTGAATTAGAAGGAGGAGACCCATCAAAGGGAATTCCAGCAGACCCACAGTATTATGATAAAGTAAAGGCATTTTGGAAAGAAAAGGGAGTAGAGTTACCTGAGAATAAGGAAGATATTGATTTCAAACAAGAACCTTTCAATAAAACTTTAACTGTATATGTACAAGCTGGTAGAAGTAGGGGTGGTGCAAAAAGAAGAAGTAAAGGACAAGACCACGAATATCTTATTGAAGAGTTTAAGAAATTTGGTTACTTTGGTAGTTCATTGGAAGATGATAAAAATCAAGAAGAAGTGATTGATGAAGCAAGAAAAGAAATGAACAAACAATTAGATACTAAAAGAATTGAAATATTAAAGGTTCAACTAGCAGACCCAAATATACAAGGTAAGAAAAGAGAAAATAGACAAAAAGAGTTGAATAACTTAGTAGCTATTTATGGGGAAAATTAATATTATAACCCCTCTTATATAACTCTAATCAGATGTACATTACCTTTTGTTAATATTTTAACATTTTCCATTTAATTTTTAATATTTATATGTGTTAAATCAACTAATCGATTTAAACAGGTAGTTATGCAAACACAGTTATTATGTACTTTCACAACAAAGGAAAAACTCCAAGAATCTTTACAACTAATTAGGGAGACATATCATATTGTCTATAACTATATTTACGTTCTTCAAAATAAAGGAAACTTAGATGAATTATTTATTACATATAATATAGATACATCATTTAAACCAGATAGACCTTTAGATGATACTATTTTAGTACATCGTAAAAAACAATCTAATACTCTTTATACAATTAATGCACTTAACGAATTAGTTAAGGAAGAAAATGGTGGTGTATTGGATAAAAAGTTTGCAATAGATTGGAATAAATTCAAAAATTCAATCATCGTTACCAATGTAGAAGGAACTAAGAAAATTTCTACACGAATCTTCGAGGTAATCGAATTTAACAAAAAATAATTCACTTTTTGCTTGGATAGTTCAAATATTTTTCGTATATTTACATAGTAAATAAGAAAGATATGTTGAAAGATAAAGTATTAAAAATAATCGATGAAGTGTTTCCAAAGATAGAGAAACACTATGGATTCTCTAAATTCCAAGAATGTACTCCATATGTTGAACTTCACAAAAACATCTACGAAAAATATAGTGGTGAAGAAGGTGCTCAAGGTGAGGAAGATAAATGTCACGCTGAGTATTGTTCAATGATGAACGAAATCACAGTTTACTATCCACAGATGAAATCTAAGAAAATGGTTATTCAAACTCTTATCCACGAATACATTCACTACTTACAATCACCATCTTGGTTTAAAAGATATTACAATATGGGATATGATTATGTAACTCACCCATATGAGATTGAAGCTATTAGTTACGAAAAAGATTATAAATTATTCATATAATAAAAAAAAAAATTAAAAAAGACTTGGAAGTTTGAAAAAACTTTCGTATATTTGTATAACAAAATTAAAATTTAAATAAATGGCAGGAAAAAAAGTATTAAGTACTAAAAGTAAAAAACACAGTTTTAATCCAATTAAGGTAGAACCCCAATATGATGAGGTTTTACAATATGATAACCCAAAGGTTGTAGAAGAAATGGAAAAACAATGGCCTGAAATGACGGCAGAGTTTAAAAGAATTATGTTTACACAATATGAATTATTTTGTTTAAAACAATCTAACTATGGACCAGATAATATTTCTGTTGGTAGTAATTTAGAAACTGAAGATGAAAAGAAAGTATCTCTTACAGGTCTTTGGTTTAGAATGAATGATAAGATTCAAAGATTAAAACAATTAGTTGTATTAGGTAAACAAGATAATATAGGTGAATCATGTGAAGATACCTTCCAAGATTTATCAGAATATGGTATAATTGCTCAGTTGGTTTCAAGTGGGAAATGGGCTAAGTAAATTGTTAATAAGTAATTATAAAAATTCGGTGTTTTTTATGATTTCTTTATATTTATATACACACCGAGTGTTAATAAGTTTAGCACTCAAAACTTAAACTTAAAAAATAAATTAATTAAAACTAAAAGGTAAAAATCATGGCTTTAGACATTAACGCAATCAGAAGTAGACTGAACAAACTACAAAACACACAAAGGAAATCAGACTCATTATGGAAACCAACACCTGGTAAGCACCAAGTGAGAATCGTTCCTTACCAATTCGAAAAAGATAATCCATTCATCGAATTGTACTTTCACTATAACATTAACAACAAAACTTATTTATCACCACAATCATTTGGTAGACCAGACCCTATTGTAGAGTTTGCGGATAAACTAAAAAGAATGGGAGATAAAGAAGATTGGAAAGCAGCCAAGGCTATGGAGCCTAAGTTGAGAACTTTTGTTCCTGTTATCGTAAGAGGAGAAGAAGGTGAAGGAGTTAGATTTTGGGGATTCGGTAAAACTGTATATCAAGAAATCTTAGGTTACATTGCTGACCCTGATTATGGAGATATTACAGACCCAACAAGTGGTAGAGATTTAACAATCGAGTACAAATCAGCAGAAGAAGCTGGAACTACTTATCCAACTACTACTATTAGAGTTAAACCAAATGCATCAGCTCTTACTGAGGATGAAGCTAAAGTAACTCAATTTTTAGAATCACAAACTGAAATTACAGATTTATATTCTGAATTATCTTATGATGAATTAAAATCAGTATTAGAAGGTTGGTTAAACCCAAGTGGAGAAGGTGAGAAAGAAACTGTATCTCAATCTACCTTATCACAAAGTAAACCGGTTGCACAACCTGCACCAACTACAACAACAGAATCTTCATCGAAGAAAACTGATGATGTAGCGGCTGCATTTGATGATTTATTTAACAACTAAAAACCAATTTAATGGCGAAAAAGAAAGCAAAAGAGCTTGACTTGGCAGATATTCTGGCGGGTGAACTTAACAAACAATCGAAAGATTCCAAAGTAGCATTTTTTCTTAATGATGATGAAGCTCCTACAAATGTAGATGGGTGGATATCGACTGGATGTGCAATGTTGGATGTGGCTGTCTCAAATCGTCCTTATGGTGGTTTACCTGTTGGTAGAATAACTGAAATCACAGGATTAGAACAATCAGGAAAATCATTAGTATCAGCACACCTCCTTGCGGAAACACAGAAACAAGGTGGTGTTGCTGTTCTTATTGATACAGAAACTGCAGTAAGTAGAGAATTTTTAGAAGCAATCGGTGTTGACGTTTCTAAACTTCTTTATGTTACAGCTGATTCGGTTGAACAAATCTTTGATTTCACAGAAACTATCATTGAGAAAGTTAGAGAAACTTCCAAAGATAAGATAGTAACAATAGTAGTAGATTCAGTTGCGGCTGCTTCTACAACTAATGAATTAGCGGCAGATTACAAGAAAGATGGATATGCTACTGATAAAGCTATTATTATCTCGAAGGCAATGAGAAAGATTACCAATATGATTGGTAGACAGAAAATCTCATTGGTATTTACTAACCAATTAAGACAGAAGATGAATGCTATGTTCGGTGACCCTTGGACTACAAGTGGTGGAAAAGCTTTGGCTTTCCATGCATCTGTAAGATTAAGGTTAAAGAATATGGGACAAATCAAGATGAAGGTAAATGGTAAGGATAAGACAGTTGGTATGAAAGTACGTTGTCAAGTTGTAAAAAACAGAATGGGCCCACCTCTAAGGGCAGCTGATTTTGAAATTTTCTTCGATAGAGGTATTGATAACTATGGTTCATGGTTATCTGTAATGAAAGAAAATAAACTAGTAAAACAAGCTGGTGCATGGTATGCATATGTTGATACTGAAACAGGTGAAGAATTCAAATTTCAATCAAAAGATTTTATTCCTTTGATGGGTGAGAATGAAGAACTTAGAGAACAAATTTATAAAAAGATATGTGAAGAAACAATCTTACAATATAAAGGAGATACTCTCGATATTGATAATATGGAAATAGATACCAAAGGTGCTGGTATAAACGAGTAAAACTATGGATGCAAAATTATATGAAATGTTAATGAGTAGTGCCAAAGCTGATAAAGCAAAGGCTCTACTTTCATTAGAACTATTGGGTTCAAAAGCAGTTGGTATTGGTGACCATTCTACTGAAGATTTCTACAAAAATGCAGAGGAAGCTCTGATTAAGTTGGTAGATGCAGATGATAGAATAGGAACATTACAAACTTACTTTGACGGAAAAACTGTATTATAATGAAAGAACTTTACAAGAACATATTAGATTCGGTTGAGACCGATAGAGAAAATAATATCAATAGACACAAGAATTCTCGTGTATTAATTATTGATGGGTTAAATACATTTATCAGATGTTGGTCATCTATCCCCACTATGAATGAGGATGGAGACCATATTGGTGGTGTAACAGGAGCCCTAAAATCTATTGGATATGCAATTAGGCAAACTCAACCATCTCGTGTTGTTGTAGTTTTTGATGGACAGGGTGGTTCTAAAAGAAGAAAAAAAGTATTTAGTGGTTATAAAGCACAAAGAGATAAAAACAAACTCAGAGTTAACAGACAGTACGCTGATTTGATGAACGATGAGGATGAAAGAGAATCTATGAAAAGACAATTCGTTTGGTTAAACGAAATGTTAGATGGATTACCTCTTACAACTATGATATACGATGGTGTTGAAGCCGATGATATCATGGCTTATATAACCACAAATATTTTAAAAGAAGATGAACAAGCGGTGATAATGTCAACTGATAAGGATTTCCTTCAATTAGTTAATGATACTACAATTGTTTGGTCACCTACTAAAAAGAAAATGTATAATACAAAAATGGTAAAAGAAGAATATGGAATAGAATCTAAAAATCTTTTATTATACAGAGTATTAGATGGGGATAAATCAGATAACATACCTGGTGTATATGGGTGTGGAATTAAAACCCTAGTAAAAAGATTTCCTGAAATTACCGAAGAAAAGAAATTATCAGTAGATGATTTATTAGAATTAGCTGAGGTAAAAGTAGAGGAAACAAAAGGAAAAATAAAAATATACAAAGATATACTTAAATCTAAAAGACAAATCTTACTTAATGAAGATTTAATGCAGTTAGATGATGTTGATATTTCGGGCCAAATTAAAATGAAAACTTTAGATAGGTTTAACGAACCAATTAAACCATTAAATAAAATGGATTTTATGAAAATATTACTAAAATATAAATCATTGGGTAGTTTTGGTGATATAAATGATTGGTTAAAAATAACATTTGGAAATTTAATTACTGATTAATTTGGATATTAAAAATAAATTTCGTATATTTGTATAAGTTTTAAAAAAGAGTCAATGCAAGAACAAAAAGTAGATACATTATCAAAATATGGACAATCATTTCAATCGAAGGTTGTATCATCACTTTTGGTTGATGGCAAGTTCTTAGATACTATTTCAGAAATAACCACTCAAAAGTTCTTTGAGAACGATGCAAACAAGTGGATTGTTTCAGAAATACTTCAGTATCATTCAGAATATAAAAAACCTCCTACACTCGATGTATTCAAATCACAATTATCAAAAGTAGATAACGAAGTTTTAAAGAAAACTGTTGTTGAACAACTAAGACACGTTTTTACTAATATTGGTAATGTAGATTTAGATTATATAAAGGATGAGTTTAAGAATTTCTGTATTAATCAAAATTTAAAAGGAGTAATCTTACAATCAGTAGATTTATTACAAGCTGGTTCGTATGATAGAATAAAAGATTTAGTAGATTCGGCTATGAAGGTTGGTAATGAAACCAACTTAGGTATGGATTATATAGAGGACTTTGATTTAAGAGCCGAAGAACTAAATAGAACAACAGTTCCAACTAAATGGGAGCCAATTAATGCACTGATGGATGGTGGATTAGGACCTGGTGAACTTGGAGTAGTTGTAGCACCTTCGGGTGTAGGAAAAACATGGATTCTCACCGCAATCGGTGCAGAAGCTGTTCGGAAAGGTTTGAGTGTAGTACATTACACAATGGAATTATCAGAGCACTACGTTGGTGCTAGATATGATACTGTGTTTACACAAATACCTTCCACAGAATTGAAGGAAAAGAAAGAAGA